AGACTCCGGTCCCTGAAGACCCAGCTTGTCTCTCAAAAATTTTGGCATAGCTGCGGATCCAATAGCTTTGATCTTGTCTACTATACCAGTCACAAAGTCAAGCCCCGGCTGAAGCCATTCTATGATATCCATCCCAAAGTCTTTGAAAAATTTCCCTATTCCCTTCATGTAAATCAGAAAACCTCCCCAGACATCTTCCCACTGAGTAACTATCTGATAAATATTCCACGCCCAGATCCCTACAGCAGCCACTATCAGTCCCACCAGTATTCCTATAGGTGAAGCTATGGCTGCTACTGTGGCAGAAATAGCCTTCCCTACAAAAGCAAAGACAGTCACAAGACCAGCCCAGTGAGCTCCAATGAAGCTGATCATCATGAGCAGCTTGCCAAGTATTATGAGGAGAGGACCTACAGCAGCCACAAGCATCCCTATCACTATTATCACCTTCTTAGCAGCCGGGGACATTGCATCCAGTTTCTCCACAAAAGGAAGGAGCTTGTTGAGAGCCTTCACGAACATAGGGACCAAGATGTCCCCAAATTTCTGACCAAGTATCACCAGTTTTGCTGTGGCTTGCTTCATAGCAAAGCCATCTTTATTGATACCCTGAGTCTGCTCATTGAAGGCTTCACTAAGAGCTCCAGTGGCTCCCTTCATTGCTTGCAGTTTTTTTGTGAATGTTTCCGACTGAGCACCAGCCAGAGCAGTCACTAAGACTGTAGCCTCCTTCCTTCTGAAGAGCTCTATCAGCTCCACATTATTCTTCTTTGCCATGTCTGCTGTCTTCTGGAGAGCTCCTTGGAAGCCAAGCTCAGCTATCATAGCTCTTCCATTTTCATATCCAAGATGTTTCATAAGACCAGCCATCTTAGCAGAAGGCTTCATCATTGCAGCAAGGATCCCAGAGAATTGAGAAGCTACTTCAGAGGCTTGACCAGTGACTCCAGTCCCTGTAGCAAAGGTCCCAAACATTTCCTCCATAGTGAGACCAAAGCTCTGAGCCAAAGGAGCCACTCTTCCTATAGATCCAGCAAGCTCAGGAAAAGTAGTCTGACCCAGCTTGACAGTCTGGAAGGATAGATCAGCCACTTTCCTCATTGCATTGGCTGAAGTATCTCCATAGGCTTTCATGACTGATGATGTGAGATTGATTGCATCTGTAGTCTCAGCCAGTCCAGCCACACCAGCCTTGGCTGCTATCTCCAATTTTTCTGAAGAGTCAGCAGCATCTCCAAAGGCTGACACTACTTGATAGAGACCATCAGCCAGATCTCCTGTAGCTTTGCCTGTAACTATTGACAGATCTTGAACATTTTTCTTGAGCTCAAGGACTCTGTCTGAGCTCCTTGGGATGAGGCTTGCTACATTAGCCATAGAAGCATTGAAGTCAGTAGACAGCTTCCCAGCAGCAGCACCAGCAAGCAGAAGAGGAAGAGTGACAGTAGTGGTCATTTTCTTCCCCACCCTGTCCACACTCTTCCCCATCTTATTGATCTTCTTCATAGACATCCCAAGAGTGGAGGAGAGTCTATCTACTCCTGATATGATCACCTTCACTGGAGGTATTGCCATAGTATTCTCCTACTTTTTGCTCATACTCTTGATGATCTTCTCTGCTTGCGACTGCCAGAAGATCAGATCCATGTCATCCATCTCAAATATCTCAGACGGAGGGAATTTAAAAATCCATGCTACCAGTCCCACTATCTCCCTCCAGTCTGTGGGGAATCTGGCAAAAAAGAATTGACCACCTCTACACACTGGAATAGATCTTCAGAGTCAAGCTCTTCAATCTTCCTGATGGGCTCATTGCTTGCCTTGCTGATCAGGACCATCATATCATTGAAAGTGATATCACTTGCCTTGATATTTTTGAAGTCCTTGGCTTTGAGCCTTCTCTCAAAAGTGATCTCAGTGACCTTCTCCTCCTTGGTCCAGTCAAAAGGATAGAGCAGACTAATAGTGTGAGGGATCTTGATCCCTTCACTGTCTGCTCTGTCCTCATTCCTATCTTGTGTATCTGCTGCCATACTACACCTCCCTTGGAAAAATTGAAAAATTAGCTGACCTCTTCTGCTGACAGCCCTTCAAACCTTATTTGTATATTGGCTTCTTCTGTCTGGACATCTCCATCAGCAGCATACCAAGCATCCCTCAGGACTACTGTCTTCCCATTGGCAAGCTCAAGAGTGATAGTAGCATCATCCACATTCTGGAGAGCTTCCAGATCATAATCACTGGAGTCAGTGATCTCACCTTCAATATATGGGACCTGAGGAAGAGCCTTGTATCCATGCACTCTGTCAGCTCCCACTATTGCCTCTCTTTTGACCTGTCCAAGATTATAGGTGAAATTTCCTTTGGCTTGCTGAAGCTCACCATTGACCTTGAAATTTATCAAGCCACTCAATCTATTGCTCATTTTTTCCTCCTGCTTTTTGTTTATACCTTTTTGTCAATTAACTTCAATAATATTATTAGTCTCTACTTCTATCCCTGAAGAAGAAACTGCATCTGAGCTGCTCCTACTCTAAACTGATTCATCAGGTCAGGAGGAAGGACCCACTCAAGCCTATTAGGATCTGTAGTGCTTCTGATACAGACAAGATCATTCTTGAACTGATCAGCATCTTCCACAAGTCCCAAAAATTCCCACTGTCTGAAGATTGCTATTGCTTCAGCTCTTCCTACTTTGGGAGTGATCACTTGCTGACCCGGAGCCACTTGGACACCATCATCAGCCAGCTTAGCTCTTGGATACTTGGTCAGAATTCTGGTCCTGAAGCTGTATCTCAGATACATAAGAGTCAGAAGAGTATTCACATCCAGATAGGCAATATCAGCAGCTCCAGCAGCATTGGTCTGATACATAGTGATGGCTCTCTGGATCCTGACTGCTCCTGCATTGTCAAGCTGGAAGGTAGCAATCCCATCATAGAGCAGAGTATTATTCTCAGCCAGAGTGAATCTCTCTGTGACCGCTGGAGGAAGGATCCCGGCAAGCTGAAGAGTCTGGAATGGTCTTGCAGGATCAGCACTTCCTTCCTTGCAGATCTGAGCAGCATAGGCTGAAGCCAGAGCAAGAGGAGAGGATGGTGATCCTACTCCAGTCACTCCACCATTATGAATGACACTCACATGAGGAGAATTCCTTCCATTCCCGAAAGTAGACAGAGCTGAGAGGTCTCCTCTTTTGCTTGACATATAGAGACCGTCTATCATCTCAGTAGGTCCAAACCTGTCAGCAAGCTCTATCTCAATCTTCCCTAAGTTGGTAGCATCTGTATAGGGAGCACAAATAATCTGATACCACTCATCTCCAATGAGATCCAGTGCATCAGCAATATCAGGATCAGTAGCTCCTGAAGCCATAGGAGTCACTACTACAGAGACACCAGCAGGAAGGACTTCACCATCATTATAGTTGACTCTGATGTCTATGTCATTCCCTATGGATCCTGCATTCTTAGCAGTGAAGGTCACTGTCCCTGTAACATTGGCAGCAGTGACAGGAAGATCACTGGTGATGGCAGCCACAAGAGCATCACCTATCTGAGTCTCTGTATCAGTATCAGCCACAGTGACAGCTACAAGCTGACCATCTATATAGACTGACAGCTCTCCTGCTGCTGTAGCTGGTCCAGTGATAGCAATGGATCCACTGGCTGTGGTGCTTCCATTGTCCTTCAGAGCAATAGCATGAAGCTCATTGATCTTATTATTCAAAAACCATGACTCAGCCATCAGAGCAAGCTGTGAGCCAGCTCCAAAGTAGTCAGCAGCCTGATCAGCAGAGGTGATCACATAGGGACCCACTGCATCTTGAGAGGCTTCATACTTTGAGCCAGTGCTGAGATACTGACCTATTAAGAGCCCTCTATAATTCAAGAGAGCTGGTCCCTGAAAAGCCCTTGAAGAGTCAAACTCTACATATACAAAAGGGACCCGGAGTGTTGGAGATATTGCCATATTTTCCTCCTAAAAAATTGTTGAAAATTATACTTCTATTGTTTTACTTCTTTTTAGAAGATGAAGACTTCTGTGAGCTCTTCTTCTCTCCTGTTTTTTCTGTCTTTACTTCTTCAACTACAGGAGGAGTCACTGGATCCTTGATGGGCTCCGGTGATACTACTTCCTGTGAAGGACCTGAGACCTTGACCACTTCTCCAGCCTTCAGTCTTCTTCTCCAGTAGGAGATATCAGGAACTTCTTCCCCAGTATCCTTGAGGATCCTTGCCTGATTAGGATAGTGGACTATGAGTCCCTTCTCTCTTGGTTTTACTTTCATGCTTACTCCTCTCTGATAGTGACATCATCCTCAGCTTCAGCCTTGACATCCTCTATCACTCCAGCCTCATACTCAGCTTGGAATCTAAGGAACTCATCAAGAGACTGAAGACTGAAGCTGTCAGTCTTGTATATAATATCCCAGTATAGTCTTATACTTGCAGCATCCTTCTCACCTTGACCATCTATGTCTAAAGGCTGAGTCCTCCTGAGAAAATTATTCTCTACTATTGGATATAGTCCAATGTGCTGATCATCTCCAAAGACCATCTCTATCTCAAAAGCTCTGGAGTCAAGAAAATCATCTACACTATTCTCCCTCTCAGTATCTTCTCTCTGAAGCACTTCAGTCACTAAGCTCAGTGATCTGGTGTATAGCTTTGGATTAGTATCAGTAGTAGCTGGCTCATCTGTAAAGTAGATCAGACAGCATGGAGTTTCATTCAGCCATATGGGATCCGGTCTTGAACAGAAGACCCTTCCTCCAAGATCAGTGTTGACCTTCAGGAGATCCTTCACCTTATTCCTGATGACTTTCCTTGGATGAGGCTGACTCACTTGTATAGGTACTATACTCATACTGACCTCTGTATTTTGAGCTGAAGCTGGGAGATCCCAGTCCCATCAGGCTGGTGATCCATCACTTGATACTGTCTTCCTCTGATGATACAGTGATCTCCACTATCAGGAGATATACTGAAGTCAGGAGTGGGGATGGTGATCATAGGATCTCTTGACATCACCTCTGCTCCAGACTCCATATCAAGAGCCAAGAATTCATTATCATATATAGCCACTGTCTGAAGCTGCTCCCCAGTCCTGAAAATATAAGTGATAGGCTCTGCAAATTCATCATCATTGATAAAGACATCAGAGAGATCATCTTGGACCATCTGCTCAAAGGAGTCAAGCACTCTCCTATATATTTCATGAGATCCAATGGCTTCAGCACTTGCTATCCCAGAAGGTCCCATATAGAGAGTGATAGTGAAGGTCCCAAAGGCTTCCCCAGATGGGATCCCTGTAGGAGACAGAACTGGCTGAGCCCATACATCAGGCTCACCTATTGCTTCCTCTGAAGCTATCCCGGCAGGGAAGATGACCAGATCTATCTCTGGAGTCCCAAAGGCTTCCTCAGAAGCTATAGAGGATGGGAAGAGATCCAGATTGAGAGTGAAGGTCCCAAAGGCTTCACCTGAAGCTATTCCATCAGGATAGATGATCATATCTATCTGTGGAGTCCCAAAGGCTTCAGAAGAGCTCACAGAGGCTGGATAGATGATCATATCTATCTGTGGAGATCCCAGAGCCTCCTCAGAAGCTATCCCATCAGG